AAACCTTCACAGATTTGAATAAAACGGTCTGCTAAGGTCGATTTTCCGTGGTCGATGTGCGCGATGATACTGAAATTGCGTATGTGCTTGAGATTATTAGACATTTTTTACTCTAGTTAAGCATTTTATTGAAAACATGTACTCATATATGTACTTATTTCAATGCAATGCTAAGAAAACGATGAAAACAATGCGAGGCATTATACAGCTTGAGGCACGGAGTTGGTAGTTTTCTTAGTGCCTATAAACAGCTTAAAACATGGCGGTTTGTCCGCGTTTTTCAGGCACTTTTTCCCAGTTACCGTAGATGAGTTCGACGCAGTCGGTGCGTTTGTTGCTGCCGCCGACTGTGTATTGATGGTCGCCTTCTCATTACCACTTATTTTCGAGATAAAAAAACCGTTTTCACGGCCATCTATAAACTCTTGGGTATACGGATTAAAGCGTTATTCCAAACCGATCCATTGCGGCTTGGTCAATAATTTCATCATATTGATAATCCGGCTCAATAAACCCCTCGTCTCCATCTTTTAGGTCTGTGTTATATCCGTCCGGATACACTGCAGCATCATGCCGGACTGTAATTGTTGCGGCAGCGATAACTTGCTCACGCGTCATTTGTGATACTGCCAAGTCTTCTTTTGTATTCACTATATTTGCATTGCCTCGCATATTTGCTTCTCCAATGATGTGATTAAATTTCGGCTATCCGCCCATTTTGCGTGACCTAGCCATGACGCTAAAAAGCGCTTTAGCTCTTCGGTTTCGCCTTTTTCTACGAATCTTTTGATTTTTCTCTTTGCTGTTGTGACTGACTGTCGACGCATTAATTTGTGTGTTGGCCAGATTCTGTAACCGAGGAAGTTAACCCCCCTGTCGGATTTACTTACCGACCATTTAGAAAATCGCATGCCCATTTTTTCAGTGCAAAAACGCTCCATCCTTTCCTGTAGAGCTCGCATTTCTTTTTGCGATTTGCCGAGAATGACAACGTCATCCATGTATCTGAAAAAGTGCTTATTTTTCGCCTCGTGCAATAGCCATTCATCGATAATTGTTCCGTAAATATTCGCGAATAACTGGCTCGTTAGGTTTCCAATCGGAATGCCTACACCAGCGTTCGGAACATACTTTTCAATCAGCTCAAGCGTTGGACTACATGACACTTTTGCCCGAATTTTTTTGTGCAGTATCGAGCGGTCGATGTTGTAAAAATAGCCTGCGAAGTCTGTTTTTAGCACCCATAATTCGCCGTCTTTTGATAAGCGACGCATAGCGGCTTGGCAGGCAATCGTGCCTTTATGTGTGCCCCTTCCAGTTCTGCAGCCGTAACTTTGTGTGTAAAATGTTCTTTCGAATATCGGTTCGATCACGTTGTTTATTGCATGTTGAACGACTCGATCACGGAATGGCAATGCTGAAATCTGGCGACGTTTTGGCTCGTAAATAACGAACTCTTTTGGTTTGCCGGGAATGTAAGATCCATCGAGAATTGCACTTGAAATACTGGCAATATTCGACTCTAAATAGTCCATGAATATCATGCCGCCGACGCTGTGCGGGTTGCCCTTTCGCGCCTTCTGAGCTGCGAGCAATATGTTGTCTTTACTTGCTATTTGCTCTATTAAATTCTTGTATTTCTTTCCCATAAGATAGTGTGTTGCGTTCGACTTTTGCTTGCGCTACTCGTCTACTACAAACCCCGTAATGTATTCGCCGAAGCGGGTTAGTGCGGCTGACCATTTCGAATGGTCGCTTGAGTAGCCTTGGCTAGCTCAACGCTGGTAAATCGGTCACAGACACCGCGGGCGGAGATGTTATTGTTCGAGTTGCTCGGCGCGTTGTTCCAATTCGACACGAGAGCCCCGGTCGATGAGTTGTCCCAGTTGCCGGCAAAGATCGCCGCGATACTTCCGTACTAACCTTCATTTATTTGGTTTTTCTTATCCATGCATTGAGCATGGCGCCTACTTCGCTGATCTTTATCAGCGCGATTTCGTGTTGCCTTAAACTCATTATTTTGCGGTCGCTGTGTGTCGCAAATCGCATCAAATAGCGAATATAAGCAAGCCCAGCATCACAGGCGTAAAGCCGCGACTTCTGGCCACTTTTACCCGCTTTCATAAATAATTCGACTTGCTCAAAAAGAGCATCGAGCAACTTATTTCTAAGCGCTCCATGCTTTTTCGGGGCATTTTGAACAATCGGATATATGTAGTTCGTAAGTTGATCAAACTTTTTAACAATAACCATTTGATCAGAACTAATAATGGCATCTCGATACTGCTGTTCCATCATTTAACTCGCTCTCGCTCGCTTTACAAAGATTCGAAGTGGTCACAGACACCGCGGGCGGAGATGTTATTGTTCGAGGTGCCCGGCGCGTTGTTCCAATTCGACACGAGAGCCCCGGACGATGAGCTGCCCCAGTGGCCGGCAAAGATCGCCGCGATGTCCGCGTATCGATCTGCACCCCACTGCCACATCACCCCGGAAACGCCTTCACAGCCAATCATTGAGCGCGCCGACGCATTGAATTGTGTAGTAACTGGATCCGTGCCAACTTTGTAGTTGTCGACGCTGCCCGTGGCCAGCGCGATAAACTCTGCTTGCGTTGGTGGTCGTTTGCCGTAAGCGGCCAACACTCGAACAGCTGTATACCAATCAAAATTTGGATACTGAACTGTACCGTCGCCACCCCATAGTGCGGGTTTTTTCGGCGGGCTCGAGCCGTCGGCTATTGTTGCACCGTGCGCGCTGGTGCCTAACAGATCGGGCGTAGTGTTTAGCAGATAAATATCAGCCCAGTTGCTGGCGGGTGAGCGAACCATGCCGCGCGGATCTCGCACGTCGGGCTTGTATTTAATGTCATACAATGAAAACTCATTAATGACACCGTCTTGATGATGAAACCCGCCAACACGTCGAGAGGTCAGCGCAGTGTACCCATCTGGTACTGTGAAATTGGCGGAAACGACTATGCCGTCGGGAGTGGCGTAGATAGCATAGTCCGTGCCCACGGACATAGTGCCAGGCAAAACCAACCCCGTGCCCTCGTCATACGCATAGACCTCTCCGTTAACATAAGCACTCAAATCTGCGCGGGTTTTGAGGGTTCCCGCATCGAGCTGAAATGCCGGCTCGGAGATAATCGATTTGTTAAAAAAGCCATTGAGACGAGCATCAAGTGAGGCGGTCGCGATGACTACGGCGGCGCTGTAGTTTGTATTGATCGCAAGAATGGCGTCATTCATTTGCGTGTCAATCTCTCCAATTTTCCCACTTACCTCTGTCGTTAGCGCTTGCACTGCGGTAGTTTGCTGTGTTGATGCATCTGTTGCGGTGTTCAACGCTGCTAATGCTGTGTCTAGGTCTGTACTCATGATGCGGCCTCTATTTGTCTGATGCGCTCAGAGAGCTGCATATTTGATGTTGCTTGTTTAACGAGCACTACTTGCGTACGAATTGTGTCTATCGATTGCTGGAATGTGCTTGCATAAATGCCAGATATTGCGGTGTCTATTAGCCCGCTCAAACTGTCTTCTATTCCTTGCTGCCACGTCGTGACGTTTTCATTAATTTGATCCAATCCGCCAAATGAATCCCACACACTTTGAGCAGAAAGCGAGACGGCTAGGGTTGCATCTGCTGCGTCTTTTACTCCCTGTATTTCTGTGAGCTTATCGTTGAAAGTGGCGCTTGATGACGTCATAAGTTCGTCAAAAAGTCGGCTAGATTTGCGAATCGACGGGTAAGTAATGGTCGTGTCGTCTGGCAGCGAAACGGTGATGTCTTCATCGTTAGTGATGAATGCTTTTAGTTTGCTATTGACGTCTACCGCATAATTGTTTAGCGACTCTGTCTGCCGAATAGCTTCGTTTAATCGACTCGGTATCGGCACAATAGAGCCAATTTCATCGGCAGCGGCATCAAACCGCCACTCATCGACTAGCGTTAATGTGCAATCGCCGTACTCATCCGGTGCTGTACCGGATTTGATTTCAGCGCGCGCGGAGCCAACGTCAAGAGACCAGCCACTAAGCACTTCGGAAAGGTCGTAACCGCCCGATACAGAAACCGTTTTACTGCCGTTTTCGACAGAAACAGAAGAAAGAATAATCCAAGACATAAGTCCTATTCCTAAAATAAAAAAGGCGATCGCATTGACCGCCTTTTTCTGGTTCGTGACTCAAAATCACATAATATTAGCGCTAGTTAAAGCCTGCTTTATCTCTAAAATATCCCGTTGATTCTTCCCCGTTTTGAGCGAGACAAGCAGCGCCGATTGGTCTAAATTTGACACCTCTTGCGTTAAATCGAGCGCCGACAAGTTTTCTATCGTATCGCCAACCGAGTCTTTAAGTGTTGTGACAGAGTAGTAAACAGCGTATCCCAACCCAAAGGCATCATAGGCCGCGATGGCTATATAATACTTTGTGAGCGATAAGAGCCCGTCGAGCGTAATAGAAAGGCTTTCACCCTTGTATTTTTGATACGCATCTGTCATCGAGACAGGGTTATGAGTGGACGCCCAAACGACGACGCCCTTTCTATTCGCTGCGCTTGATAACGTCACTTTTATATTGTCAACAGACGGAAAGGTCTCGATGCTCGGCGTCGCTGGCATGGCTCGATTAATCGTCAGCGATGCGGCAGGACCTGCAACGTTTGCGATGTTTACTGCGCTTACATACGCCTTGAAATTTCTAGGGAATCCAATGCTTTCAAACTGGGCACTAGTGATCGTCGCCGTTTCTGTTACAGAGCTAACATAAAGAACCGTTAAATCACCTACAACAATTTCGATGCGATAAAAACGTAACGCGCTTTGCGCTATAACTGGCGCCCAGATCAGCGTTAAGTCTGAGTCAAATTCACCAGATTGCGCCAACGCTTTTATCGTTGGCAGCGAGGGTATGTCAGACTCCCAGCTGATAGAGGCCGTATCCGTTGCAGATATTTCAGAAAGCCCTTTTACGTCTGCGTGATAAGTTCCTGTTGGGAAGTTGGGGATTTGCACGCTGCTCGATGTGATCTGATTTGACCATGCAAGAATGCCTGTTACTGTGTTATAAATATCCACTTTATAGCGCGTAACAAAAGCGGAGTCGGATTCGTCCCAGCTCAAAACGCCTTGATATTCAGGGTTGTAGTCAACTTTCTCAAAAGCCAAGTTTGTTGGCGGCTGTAGGTTATAAACGCTAGGCGTAGTTGGCGTTTGACCGCTGGTAATTTCGGTCAAATTAATCCATGAATATAAGCTTGGGTCGTACTCTTTAAGCGTAAATTGATATTCACCTTCTGCCGAAATTGATCGCTGCTCAACTGTGAATAAAAATGATCCAAGGTTGGAAGTGGTTAATGTTACTACTTGACCTGGCAGTACACTTCTTGCTGACGGAAGCGCCGAAAAAGAAGCGGATAAACCTTTTCGGGATTCATACAAATACCGACGAGCATAATCAAGCGCTTGGTACTTATTAGTGATCATATTCGCTGTAATATCACCACTCTTTTCAATACCGTTGTCTGATTCGAGTAGTTGCTGGTACTCAGCGACATCCGTTGGGTATACGACCGTGTTCTCTTGCCAGTTTAAATCTGGATCTATAAATTTCACAGTAACGCGGTTAAGCTTATTGCTCGCACCAGATGAGCCAACACTGATATCCCCAGTGATATTAGTGTCATTGAACTCAAACGATGATGTTGTCGCGGATCTTATAACAAGGCGATACTTGCCAGCGGCATAAGGTAAGCTTGCATGGGCGTGAGCCAATAAAGCATTCATATTATCAAGACGGCTTTTGCTTGTATCGATAACCGCATTAATATCAACAGGCTTATAATTAACTCCTGAACCAGCAAATGTCTCCGCGACTCTATCCGCTATATTTGCGGCTACTTTAAAAGACTCAAAATCAATTTCCTCATCTAGAACCCGCTCACCAAAAACAGTAGAGCGCATATAGAATAAAATCACCAATGCTGCGTTTGATGAAAACTTTGTTTGTCCATCACGTGGGTCATACAGCAATACACCGTCTACAACTGCTGTCTGGCTCGGTAAACTGGAAATTTTTTCCGCATTATAAGTATAACGAGTTGCGGTGTACGCCAAGCCCGTTAGTGTATGCAATGGAGTCCATACGCCCCCAAGATTCGCAGAAAAAAGAACGTCGGCAGGTTGAGTCCAGCCGCCAAGGTGACCACAAATACTGACGTCGGGTGTTAATGAAATGCGAGAGCCATCATTGATGGTATAACTGTCCGAGCCACCGAGCGCACTTATTTTTTCATCATTGATTTCTATATCACGAATTCGAGATATAGGGCCTTCTGAAAGCACAAGAATACTGTATAAATCTGCATTTTTAGCCCCCTGCGTATGAAGTAAAACACGACTACCACCAACACGACGGGTGCCAAAAACCACGTTAATACTGGAGGTTGCAGAGGTTTTATTTAATAAAACCCCTGTCGCGGATGATGATAGCTCCGATGTGTCGGTTGTTAAATCATAAGAAGGCGTTTCAGCCTCTCTTATTCCCAACACAACCCCTACTGATTTTCCTGCGTCTTCAACCACCTCAACAACGTCTTTAACGGCGCGCTTTATCTCTCTAAAAACCTTACTAAAGAATCCCATTAGCGCCCCCACTTAACATTTTGCTGCTCCTTCCCGGCATGCTCCATACCTCTATCGCCAGGTGCGAAAACTTGCTGGCTCGCATTACTAGCGGTTCTTCCTCCGACACTTCTCCAGTCGATAAAATGGCTTGAGCAAGAAAATTGAATAGTGTGCTCGCTCTCGCCGTCGCTTTCATCTTGCTCTATCAAGCGGCCACGAAAAATAACATCAACATCAACTTGATCGCCACTTTCGTACCACACTCGATAATAGGAAATCGGCAAATTCAACCACTCACCGGATCGGACAAGTAAAACGAGCTCAGGGACGCCCGCCAGCGTCACATCAAATGTCGTGGTGTTTAGTTGGTTTTCTTCTGTCACATCGCCGATATCAATCAACAGGGTCGAATCCGCTCGATACAGCTCAGAATTAAACGTCACATCATGACCGCTATCGGCCAACAGCAGAGGCTCAGGAAAGCCGATTCGAATTAAATTAATAAAATCAGACATAGTAAAAAACCAAATAAAAGGCACAAAAAAGCCCACAAAAGTGGGCTGAAAATAAGCATAAAAAAAGCCCGCAAGAGCGAGCTTTTATAAATAGTGGCGGCTGAATGGAAAAACCGCAATATGAGTAATTTACCCCTGCTAACTTAGCGATTCAAGCTAAATCATTAACCAGTCTTTTATAGCGCAAGGTTTCTGTCTATTATTTGGATTCATAAAATACAAGGAATGGCTTAATGAAAAAAATAGCTCTTACGCTTGCCGCTCTATCATTGACTGGCTGCGCATCGATGACGGACATGATGGACAGCGCCGCAGGAATGGGAAAGCTTTCAGTGGATTCCAATTCATTTGACAACAGCACAGTAATATCACTCACACCAGATACACTCTACAACCCAGATGGTGGGTTTTCATCAATTGATACAAGAATAGGCGCGGCGTGGTCTAGTGATACGCCCAGCGTTGTAAGTATTGTACTTAATGATAAATCAAATTCGGGGGGTGGTGGCTACACATCTTTTTCAAGGATATCCATTAAAATAGGTGATGAAATTAAAGAATATGACACCGGAAGAACCAACCTCTCTAATGACGGATATAACCGTGTTTTACGCACCATATTCACATCAAGTACGGCATCCGTCACTTTACCCATAGAAGACTTTAAAGCCATTCTTTCCGCTAAGAGCTGCCAGTTGAAAATTTCTCGGGCAGAAGGCTATGAAGTTGCAAGCTGCTCTAAAGACCGCATACCTGGCGGGAAAAAAACAGCCATCTTAGGGTTTAGAAAAATGTTATTTGAAATAGAAAAAATCACCAACTGACTACCTCTCTCTTTTGAGGAAGAGAGTATTTCAGTCTAACTCTTCCTCAAACTCGTCTGTTAATTGGCTGTTAATCCGCTGCTGTTTCCATGCCGTATCTTGTTTAGTGCGATAAACTTGCACCGTTGGTGTAGAGTAATTAATCGTGTCGTTATTTACCGATTTACGAAGTGGTGGTGTGAAGCTGAGTGCACCACCATCCTGAGATACAACCATGTACAGCTTGCTGTGCCCTGAGAAATTAAACACCCCACCGACTGTAAAGCTACCCGTCGCCCCTGCGGTAGACACCATTTTAGCACCGGCTAAAACAGTACCAATGACAGCTGCAGTACCGCTTACATTTGGGTGCTCACCTGCTAGTGGCAAACTGAGCGAACTTGTACCATGCGAGCCTTGCATGTCGACTAAATGTGCATAGAGTTCCTGCGCATCCCTGTTTTTCATTTTTACCCACGTCACACTAATGCGCCAATATTGACGCATTAGTGAGCGAGTATAGCGCTTACCCGATCGAGACATGGTTTGCATGGACGGGTCGATGCTTTTCAACTCTATTGTACTAATTTTTTTTTGTATCATTATGCCCTCACATTCGGAAGACGCCCCGAGTTCTGTTTCGCATACTTTCCAACTGCGCCAATTGTTGCGCTTCTAAAAGAAGCCGAATTGGCAAACTGGGTTAATGCTTGGTTAATTTGTTGGCCAACATCAGACGCCAGTGCCTCTTTGTTATCGAACTGACCACCATCAATATAAATACTAATACCGCCAACATTCAGCGAATTGGACGACGATGACGCCAGTGAACCAGATTCATATACAGTGCCGAGGTTATTTCGATGACGCGGGTCATCAGCTGTCAACACTTCTTCGCCGCGCATCAAAGTGGCGTTAATTTCACCGTTTTTCAGCTTTGATCCGTAGTTATCTGACGCCTCCCCAGCAATACCGCCCGTATGATATGTTTGGCTTTTTACATTCGATATTTGTTCAGCACCATATGCGACGACAACGGCCGCTGCGGCAGCACCAAGAAATGGGCCGACATAAGGAATACCAGCAAGCGCGTCATACGCCTTCATCGCGCCTTCATATGTAGCAAGACCTATGTTATAAATCGCGGCAGCTTTCCCGATCGCCGCAAGTGTTTTATTCTGGCTGTCAGCCATACTCACAAAAATATTAGCAAAATCGCGCTGAGCATTAATTCTTGCCTGCTGCTCGGCTTTCTGTATTTCGGTTAATCTTTTCTCGTGAGTCTGTTTTGCATTTTGTGTAGTTTTTTCGTATTTCGTTTGGTTTTGCTTTGACCATGCATTTTCATCGATTAGCGCCTGACGCTCTTTCGCCATGCGCTCTTGTGTCTTTTGAAAACGCAAGTCTTCGTTGTCTGCAGCTGATAAAAACGCCTGATTATATTGATCGTCAATTGTCTGAAAGTATGCCATTGAGCGTTCTTTCTGACGGTCTAGCCGCTCTTGATCACGACGGGCCGCATCGTCCTTGGTAACTTGCTCCGCAATAATTTTCGCGTTTAGTGCGTTTAATTCTTTGTCATACTGATCTTCCAGTTTTAATTGGTAATCAAGACGAAGTGCGGCAAGATTAACGTAGCCGCGACGCTTTACTTCTTCTTCTGACAAGGTTAACACTTGGATTTGGCTAAGCTGGTTAACGTAGCCGTCAGAGAGTTTTTGTTCTTCGCTGGCCATGGTTGCATCAATTGATGTAAGCGCTTTAACTCCCGCTGCTTCACGGGTTCTACGCATATCATCAGC